ATTCTTATCGGGGGAATCTTTGAACATAGCAAGTGCTTATTTGAAGCAAGTTTTAGACCTGCAAGATTTCGAATCTTGGTCTAACACTCGCAAGCACTATTTGCCCTCTGCATATCATACACTTTTTAAAGCTATTGATTCGCATTGTGAAAAGTTTCATAGACTCCCTACGATTGAGGATCTCAAGTTTGAGATTCGCGACACATCTACCAAAGAAACGCTCTTTGCTGTAGATTCGGTCGAAGTAGATGCAGACCCTTATATGCTTCTACAGTACCTCAAGAATGAATTTACTCAAAAAGAGATTCTTAATTCTCTTGAGGACTATGTTGACAATTCTATATCTTTTGAAGATGCGGAAGAGTCAGTCAAACATCTGCACCAGATAGTTCTTGATATCGAAGACAAAGTAGACCTTCAAGAACCGCAAGAGAGTATGCAACGTATTCCCTTGTGGGAGCCAGATGAAGACACTGGAAAGTACCTGCCCCTCGGCTTAAATACTGACCACGATAATGAGATCACGTTCTCCCCCCGAGACCTGATTCTTGTTGGTGGTCGCCGCGGGGCAGGGAAATCCATCACCTGTGCCAACATAGCTAACAGCGTATATTCTTCGGGTAAATCAGCCCTCTATTTCACTATTGAGATGGACAGTATAGCAATACTTCAACGGTGTTGCTCTATTGCTACGGGTATTTCTTTCTCACGACTAAAGGCCAGAAACCTAAGTATTATAGAGTGGGAAAAAGTAGCCGAGTGGCAAGCCGCAAGATTCACAGACAGTCAAGAGAGACTTGCAGAGTATCGAGAACATCGAAACTTTGATAAGTTCCATAAAAAACTAACTACTAGTTGTGAGCTTCTCCCAACTCAACAACTTGACGTAATTTATGATCCTTCTCTTACTCTGTCTAAGATACGCGCTGAACTTGATAAAAAAGTCAAAAGTGACATGAATGTAGGCGTCGTTATTGTCGATTACATTAATCAAGTAAAACGTTCAAGTATGCCCTCTCGGGGAGGTCAATACGACTGGACGGAACAGATAGAAGTTAGCAAGGCACTGAAGAGTATGGCGCAAGAATACAAAACCCCAGTATTCTCACCGTACCAAACTGACGCTAGCGGTGAAGCTCGTTTTGCTAAAGGAATCCTAGATGCTGCTGATGCGGCATATGCTATGGAACCTTGGACAGAAGAAGATGCCTGTATGACATTTAATTGTGTTAAAATGCGCTCCGCCGCTATGCGTTCTTTTACTTCTACTATGGATTGGGAAACCTTAAAGATAGGACCAGAGACTGCACTCACGCCAAGCCAAAAAGCTGATAACGACCAGAAAACTGGCGAAGAAATAGACGACATCTAAAAATAATTCTTGACATTTATATGTATTTCTAGTATAATATATATTTAAAAGTGGAGGCTTTATGATTATAAACGGCAGTATGAGATACGCAGCTAGTGGTAGAAAGAAAAATAATCAATCATTATATCAAAATAAGCGTAAGGTACAGTATATGCAGCTTCATGCTAATGATAAGCCTGTTATACGAGAGACGCCTGACTATCCGTCAGCTCCTCTTACCCCTTATAAGCCCCAGCCTAGCCAAGACTGGAAAGTAGAGGCTTCTTCTGAGTATACTATTGCACCTGCATATAATAAAGGTGCTTATCAAGTTATAAGTAAAGATAACATAGAGGATATAGGTAAATAGAATGTTAATGGCTTTCTTATTAGTAGTAATTATAGACGGAGACAGAGAGCCAACTGCAAATATGTATTTTCGTAATATAAATAGATGTAATTATTTTTCTGATAGAATTGAGCGGGGTCGATACAGTAACCGCAGATATAGAGGCACACAAGCCTTAGTAACGGCGTATTGCACGCCACGGATGGTACCAGAGGGGACACGATTTTGGGATTAGCACCTGACTTTAAGTTTACACAACAAGATTTAACTGAACTCAATGGCGATGGAAATCGTTTGCGGGGTAGGTACGGGGAAGATAAAGCTCCCCCCAAAGATCCTCCAATATTTAAAGAAGAGGAAGAAGATGATGGTCAACCTTCTCTATATGAAGAATACCAAGCGGTATTCGGAGGAGACGACAGTCCCGATCAATTTGATGAGAACCCTAGCTGGTGAATGTAGAAACTCTACTTACAGATAAAAATATTTATTTCCTCCCAAAAGGAGGAGATTTTTTAGTGAGTTGTTTAAACCCAGAACACGCAGATAAAAATCCTAGTATGCGAATTGATCAAATTACAGGAATTTTTAACTGCTTTTCTTGTGGGTTTAAAGGAAATTTATTTAATTATTTTGGCGAAAGGGCAAACCAATTACAACAAAGAAGGGAACTTTTTAAGAAGAAGCTTATACAAAAGCGCTCTGAAAGTGTTGGTTTGTCCTTTCCCCAAAATAGATTGCCCTTTATAGGAAGCTGGAGAAATATTAAACCAGAAACTTATAAAAAATTTGAAGCATTTCAACACCCTAATCCTGATTATGTAGGGAGAATAGTTTTTCCTATAAGAGATATATCAGGAAAAATAGTTGCATTTCAAGGGCGTCATACAGCAGAAGGAACCCCTAAATACAAGTTTACACCCCCTGGGGCAAGACTTCCTTTCTTTCCAGTTGTTGAGTTCATTAAAGGCTCAGTAATCTTGGTGGAAGGAATATTTGATATGATAAATCTTCATGATAAAGGGCTTACAAATGCTGTATGCTGTTTTGGAACAAATAACTATAATGAAACAAAACTATCAATGCTCCGAGTACAAGGAGCAGAATATGTAGAAGTATTCTTTGATGGTGATGACCCTGGCCAACAGGCCGCAGAAAAATTAGTGAGTGAATGTGAGAAAGTTGGTCTCGTAGCTAGGAATGTCCATTTGAAAGAGACAGACCCTGGTGCATTAACTCAAACTTCAGTAGATAAATTAAGGAAGAAGTTATATGGCTAAAGTTGCCTTAGTAGAAACGAAACCGAGTAGGACGGATTACAGAAAAGAGTTTGGTGGTGCATTTGAGTTCGATCAATACCAGCTTTGTTCTGATCCTACAATAAAAAAAGTATTAAAACGAGATTGTGATATTGATATTGATGAAAAACTATATGACTGGATTGTATTAGTTGGTAGTGAGGCTTTGAAGTATTTTACAAAGATTAACTCAGTAACAGAATACTCTGGAAAGAAAGTAGAAGAAAAATTCTTGCCAGTTATTAATCCTGCTATGCTTACATTTAAACCGGAAGCTAGAAAGACGTGGGATGAATCTAAAGAAAGCATCATTAAGTATATTAGTGGTGAAATTAAGGAGGTGATTATAGATGAAAAGATTGCATTCGGTATTGACGACACAAGAGACTGTAACAATTTCATTCGAGCGGCCATTGACCACGATGGGACTTTTATTGCGCTTGATAGTGAAACAACTGGGTTGTACCCTCGCGATGGGCATATACTTGGTATATCACTTTGTTATGACGGCCACAGAGGAGCGTATATCTCTACAGATTGCTTTGATGAAGAGACTGAAGGACTCCTTCAAAAGCTCTTCGATAAGAAGCGAGTAGTATTTCATAATGCTAAATTTGATATGGCGTTCTTTGAGTACCATTTTAACTTTACGTTCGATAGAATTGAAGATACAATGTTACTATCGTATCTTGTTAATGAGAACCCCGGCAATCACGGGTTAAAAACATTAGCTATTAAGTACACTCCTTATGGGGATTACGAGAAGCCTATGTATGATTGGATGGACAATTATCGTAAAGAGAACGGAATTTTAAAAGCAGATTTCCAATGGGGGTCTATTCCTTTTGATGTAATGAAAACATACGCAGCTATGGATGCTCTATGTACTTATCTTATTTATGATAAATTTAAAAAAATCAAAGAGAATGCCAGACTAAAGTGGGTATACGATAATATCCTCATTCCTGGTACTAGATTTTTAATGGCCGCACAAGACAATGGCGTTCCTTTTGATAAAACAAGATTATATAAATCACAAGAATTAATGCAGGATCAGATAGATGAAGCAGTTTCTAAACTATATAAAAACCCAGCAATAGGAAAGTGGGAGAGTATTAATGATAAAGATTTTAACCCTAATTCTACTGTGCAGCTTCGTTCCCTTCTTTTTGACCACTTGGGCTTGCAACCTACTGGAAAGAAAACAGGAACGGGAGCGCACTCTACGGATGCAGAAGTACTCGGAGAGCTTAAGAGTCAATCCGAAGTTCCTGGACTTATCCTTGACATACGTCAACGATCCAAAATTAAAAATACTTATTTGGATAAAATCATACCGCAACTGGATAGAGATAGCCGACTCCGCACATCGTTTAACCTTCATGGGACTACTAGCGGTAGGCTTAGCTCTAGTGGTAAGCTTAATATGCAACAGCTTCCTAGGGATAACCCAGCTGTAAAAGGTTGCATTAAAGCTGCAAAAGGACATAAAATTGTTGCAATGGATTTAACCACAGCAGAAGTATATGTTGCGGCAATTCTTGCAAAAGATAAAGCTCTTATGGATGTATTTCGTTCAGGAGGAAATTTTCATAGTAGTATTGCAAAAACAGTATTTAAATTAGACTGTGATGTAGAAGACGTAGCAGAGTTTTATACTACTTCGAGACAAGCCGCCAAAGCTGTTACTTTTGGCATAATGTATGGAGCAGGGCCAAAGAAGATTAGTGAACAAGTTACTAAAGACTCTGGAACCTACTTCAGCCAACAAGAAGCAAGAGAGGTTATTGATGATTATTTTAAATCTTTTCATGCACTTAAAAACTGGATTGACACGAATCATAGGTTTATTGAGCAAAACGGATTCGTCTACAGTTTCTTTGGAAGAAAAAGGAGATTACCAAATGTCAAATCTTCAGATGCAGGTATCAAGAGCCATAGCATTAGGTCTGGTCTTAACTTTTTGGTGCAGTCTGCTGCTAGTGATATTAACCTTCTTGGGGCTGTAGATATGCACGCAGATATACAAGCATCTAAGATGAAGGCCCGTATATTTGCATTAGTACACGACTCAATTCTTGCAGAAGTGCCAGAAGAAGAAATAGATACATATAGTGAAAAACTTAAACATTGGATACAATTAGATAGAGGAATAACTATTCCAGGAGCCCCTGTTGGGTGTGATTTCGACATAGGAGATGACTACTCAATGGGTAAATTCGAGAAACAATATGGCTTACTCTGATAAGGTACTAGAGCACTATGAAAGACCCAGAAACGTTGGAAGATTATCTGAAAGTGATAGATCCGTGGGTACGGGTATGGTTGGAGCACC